TGCAGAAACTGTTTGCTTGTGAGCAGGTGTAACCATCAAGATTTTAGGATTGCCACCTGCGGTATAAACGCTCTTAACAACAGTTTGCAAAATTGCTTCTGTGAAAGTGCGGTTAGTGCCGTTTGTACGAGCAGTAGTGCCAGATGCGCCAGCAACGCCAGAAGTACCACCAGAGTAGCTAGTAGCCAACCATGCTTGCAAACCACCCAAAGCACGAGCAGTAGAGGAGTTACCATTGGTAGCAACTTGATTGCTCAACAATGTCAATTCCATGTCCCGCTTGATTTCAGCAGATGCTTTAGCCAATTGATAAGCCTTTTCAGACTTACGTCCAGCTTTATCTACAGCTTGCAAGGTGTTAGAAATCTTGATTGTCTTCTGTGAAATCTGGCAACGATTGCCAACACGAGTTGTAGGAGACATAGTAGCGTCAGATGCCGTAGCACCCTCAACTGCCACGTTCAAGCCAGCAGCAGCCAAAGAGTCAGTCTGCCACTCATGGTAAACAGCAGTTGCTTTAGTCTTGCCAATGGAACTCATCATGGGCGTGTCGGTTGGTGAGATGTTGTAGATAACATCCGAAAGGTCTTCTCTCATACCGATTGCGGTATATGTTTGATAGGTAGCCATAATTTAATACTCCAAAATTTATAAAAATCGTTCAAATGCTTTTGCTGCGTCAGTAACTTTTCCAGTTTCACGCAACCTTTGCATAGCCTGTTTATCTTGTGCAGACCTTGTAGGAGGTGCAGAAGTACCAGAACGCATCATCTTAGGGGCAGCCACGAGTCGTTTATTCAACTCTGGTTTGCTCTTTTGAAGTTGCTCATACTTCATCGCCTTATACAAGGTATGCACAGCACGACTGTCATACACGGAACTGAGTTCTTGGTCAGACCAACCTACAGACTTCGCATAGTCACGGATTTGTTTCCGTACCGCATCACCCTGTGGTGTAGCTAACTCAGGAATCAGACTAACTAGCTTCTCAGATTCTTGACGGAGATGGTTTTGCAGAGAGGCTTGTTGCTCGGCTTGTTGCTGTTGGGCAATGCGTTGCTGTTCATTCCTGACTACTGCTAACTGCTTCTCACGTTGGCTCTGTTCCGCTACCGCTACCGCATAACCAATAGGGTCTGTTTCCTTTAAAACTTCTAAGTCCACACTCTGATGTTGCTGCGTCAGGAAGCTATCCAAGGCTTGCAACTTCTGAGCGTATGCCTGTCGCTCTTGTTTTACATACTCTAAGTGACCACGTTCAGCTTCAATCGCTTTACGTTGTTCAGCTAGAGCCTGAGACTTTTTAGTGTAGTCCGTACCTTGTTGATAACCCTTGATAAGTTCGTCAAGTTCTACCTCAACTTCCTCACCAGATGCTTTGACTTTATATCTCTGCTTGGGTTGTTCTTCTTCTTCAGAATATTCAACTTCATCAGACGCTTCAAGTTCTTCTGGTTGTTCTTCAGTTTGGCCTTGTTCGGCTTCGTCAGAATCACCCATTAAACCTTCAAACGCTGTTGCGGCTTGGTTTACATTTAGGCTTTCACTCCCTTGTGGGTTGGTGTTTTCCATTTGTCATCTCAATAATCGCCAGAAACCTTCTGGACGGAGGATAGGGTAAACCCTACAGAATCTTCCACTTCTTCTCTCTAATCACAGTTTCCGAGGCTAAACCTTCTAGGTGTCCTGTAATCAGTTCAATAGACTTAATGTGCCGATAAGCGTCTTCACGCCTATCACATTCTTCTGCACTTGTGTTAATTATCACACTAATCTGTTCGTTTTTCAAGTTATTTAATACTTCTTTGAAAAAGTCATCATTTAGTAAGTTTTTAGCCCATTGAGCCAAGATTGCTTTGTCATTCTGCATTGATAGCCCTACTAGTCCAATAATCTACTTTACCACCGCCACCAGAACCAGCTATAGGTGTAAACAAGTTAAAGTAACTATTACCCCTAGCAGTACCTAATTCACTTATTGGGTTATAGGTAGAACTTCCACCACTAACCATAGATAACAATTTATCTCTAGCTTCTGTATCACCAAGTTCAGCAAGAACCCTTAAATCGTTAATAGCCAAACTATCATAGGCTTCACCCGCCCTTTTTCTGCTTGCATCATTGGTCTTGGCTAGGTTAGCCGCACCTAATAACCCATACTCACCTACAGTACCCTCTGGGGTGTTTAGCAAGCCATTAACAATGTCGCCTAGACTGTAGCCAGTTAGATTACCTGCAATACTATTAACAAGGCTTAATGTTGGATTTGTAAGCCCAAGCAAAGCATTAACTGTCAAAGGTGTGTTATCTGATGCAATTCCAAGCCCTGCGGCTAGTGCGTTACCTGCTGGCCCTGCCGCCAACATTGCTATCTTAGTTCCTAGATTTAAAATATCTTGCTCTGTGCGAATGTCAGCAGCAGAACCAATTAGATTTAGTGCAATAGCTGTTTTAACTAGGTCTGAATTACCCGCTAAAGCAGCTATCGGTGCTACTGTACTTGCAACATTGGCTATGTCTGTTCCTGTTACTTTAGTCCCAAACAAACCATTACTAACACCAGATGTATCTAAGTTAACTCCACCAGTATTTTTAGTAAAGTCGTTGTTATAAACCAGAGTGTTATCAATGGCTGTATTACCAGTAATCTTGCCTGTATCTAAATTTCCAAGATTGATTACGCCAGAATCTACACTAGCAGCCGCATCAGGATTCTTTACAGTTGCGCCTAAATTGATAGACGGAGGCAAGCCACTAGGTTGCAATAAAGAACCATACGCAATTCTAGGCTGGTCAGGTAACTGACTGCCAATCATGTCTAGCAATGAAGTGGTGCGACCAAACTTAGTTTGTGGACGATACTGGCTTTGGATACCAGAAACTATGTCTTGATAGCTAACGTCCTGTGGATTTCTTCCACCAACTAAACCAACAAGTTCTTGATAGTTCATGCTTTTCTCACTTAGAAATCATGCTGAGAATGTTAGACAACGATGGTTGACCACCGACAGACGTACCCATAGGCAGACCTATTGGCATCCCTGTCTGCAAGCCTGTAGGCATAGCATTAGGCATAACAGTTTGTGTAGGCGCAAGATTGCCCATCAAGTTAGCTGTATTAACTGGCTGTCCTTGAATCATGTTAACAATGCTTTGAGTAGTAGGACGCTCGTTAATCAAACCTTGTGCCAAACGCTTAGATTCACCGAATGACGGAAACAACTCACGGAATTGACCAGCTACTGTGGGTTGCTGATAGATGTTTGCAGGGTTAAAGTTAAATTGTGAGGTAGGTGCTTTTGCTAATGTATCAATCTTTTTACCAGAATCTGTCATGTAGGCTTTATCGTAAACTTCTTGACCAAACTGGAATGGGATGTTGTTAGCTTTAGCCAACGCACCAACAGAGAAGTTAGCAGGTAAACGACCACCATTCTCAGCCGCCAACTTATCTACCAATGCTTGAATACCTGTAGAGTTTGCTTGTGCTTGCTCTAGTGTCTTACCCACGCCTAATTGGAAACCATAGTTAGGGTCAAGAGCCGCTACTGCTTGTGGTGTACCAAACGCTTTATAAACGTCATCCATTGACTTAGCGTTAGCCAATGCACCAGTTAGGTTTTTGTACTCAGTACCAGTTAACGCACCAGTACCCAAAGCCAGATTGATGGCTGCTTGTGCTTGCTCACCAGTTAGCGTATTAACACCTTCTTTAACAACCAACTTACCATCTACAAATGAAGTAACAATTGGCTGTTGTGTAACAGGGCTAATAAACTGAACGCTGTTACCAGTAACATTCTTAGAAATGTTTGGTACTGTCCCATCTAGCTTATAAGTCTGTGTCGTAGGGTCATACACGCCATAAGGATTTTCATTAGCGTAACGACCCGCAAATGGGTCACTTTCTAGCGCAGCAACATTGGCTGACAACTTACCTGCCGCACCAAGAACAGTAGCATCGTATGGGTTGTAACCCAAATTAGCCATTGCAGATACATATTCAGTCTGTGTAGGATTACGACCTAGCGCACTACGATAGCCAGAAATAATGCTTTGTGTGTCGTAGTTATAGCCTTCTGTACTGTAGTTAAGAACGCCAGTACCAGTTCCAGAGTTTCCACCAGTTGTTAAATATTTAGCAGCATTGGCTTTCTCTGCCGCAGTAGCATCACGACCATATTGAGTGTTATAGGCGTAGTCAATAACATTGTTAAGAACTTCTTTTTCGGCAGCAAGTGGCTTTCCTACGTTAGTTGCGTACTGATTAACTGCACCAGTATCAAACCCAAGCACACGCCCAATTTGCTCTGCGGATACGCCTTTGGAAGCAGCTTCATTAGCTACAGCTTTATAAAGTTCATCACCACTTAAACCACTAAATTGGTTTGCAATGTAGTCTTTAACTGTTTGGTCAGAATAATAAACTGGTGCTGTAGCCATGATTAACCTCTAATCTCTACGTTGGATGTAATGCCAGCACCAATCTTCATTGCTTTCAATTGGGCTTCTGCTTCAAACTCTTGTTGCTTCAATGCAAAGTAAGCCTGTTGTTTCTCACGCTCTAATTGCAACTTAGCACCTTCCTTCTCACGCAATAATTGCATCTCAAGAGCCGCCTTCTGTTGCGCCATCTCCATGTCAATCTGCATTTGTTGTTGTTGCATCTGCATATCGGCTTGTGCTTTAGCTTGTGCGGCTTGTATCTCAGCTTGAGTCCTAGCCATCAATGCTTGAACCTCTGGAGGCATCTGCTGTTGTTGTGGAGGAGGATTACTCAACGCTTGGTCTTGCTCTGGCGTAATCGCTTTGTAGAACTCAGCACTATCTTTAAAGCCAGCAATCTCAACCATGCGTCCCAATGTGCCACGATACTGAGCAGGTGAAACGTAAGGATTAGCAGGGCCGTACTGAGCAATCAACTGCTCTTGTTTAGCAAGAACCATAGACAACATAGCCATCTGTTCCTGACGATTACCTGCGCCTAAACCTACGTTGATAGACACATCGTATTGATTAGCCCATGTGCGAGGGTCAAACTCTACGAATTCTCCACGCATACGAACTAAACGAGCCTTGTCTTGGTATTTACATAGTAAGTGAAGGATTCCCTTGAACAAAGACTTAACGCCTGTCTCAGCAAAGATTCTAGCAATTAACTCAACTTTACCTGCGCCAGCTTGTTGCATTGAAGCTACTGCTGCTGCCGTGACATTCTGCAAGATAGAAGGGTCTAAACCCTGTGAAGCATCACTAACACCAGTACGCTTAGACTGTACTGTGTCCAAATACTGAAGCATTGGGAAAGCCTGAGATGCTACGTTCTGAACTACTAACTGCTGAACAGCATTAGGAGACTTGGCACGAATAACACCACCAGCAGTAGAAGTCAGCAAGTCATCAAGGTTTACCTGACCTTCCACCGCCACGACACGAGCATTGTTTGTCAGATATAAGTTATCCAACATCTGACGAGTGATAGTAGTCTTAATTAACTGTAAATCAACTGTTCTATCAGCTAGTGAGTTACCAAAAAACTTATGTGGAATTGGAATAGGACAAATTGAGTGAAACGGAACATAGTCTGTTTCCTCAATAATCTCTTTGCCCTTCTCATCTTGAAGAATCTCATTTCCTGCATAGAAAACTTGAGTCAGAGAAGCAATGCCTTTTCCATCCATGTCAGTCTTAACATAGCATTCAAAGACCTCAATCTCTTGCATTGAAGGGTCATCAGTCTGAACTTGGTAGGGTTGCTCACCAGCAGAGTAACGAGCCACACGCTCTGGCGTATAAGCCAAAGCATCACCCATCTGTAAACTCTCTACTTGGTCTTTGTTAAAACCCATAGCAATCAATGTGCTACGAGTCAACATCTGACGATGGGCTACGAAAGGTGAGTCAGCAATAGTACGAGCCTTCTTGCTAATCAGGAATTCTTCTGGCGGTACGTTCTCAATCGTTACCTTGCCTGACTTTTTCTTTTGTTGGACAACTACGTTATGAGTAGCACCCATCACAGGCATACCCATAGGGTCTATAACTGGCTGACCCATTGGGTCAAATATTGGAAACTCTGTCGTATCTTGTTCAACAATCTCCATTGTCTCATCACTCATCAGCATTGCTAACTCGTCATTAGACAAGTCAAAGTAACGCTCTTTGGTAATGTCTTCTTTGTCTTCCCAATACGCTTTTAAGATGCCGTTCTTTTGAAGCAAAGCGTCCTTAAACCAATCGTGCAAAATAGCCACGCCTTCGTTATCACGGCTAAATACCCAGTTGCAATACTGTGTCGCTTGTTTTGCAGATGCTTCATCCTTCGGGCCTTGAGGCTCAAAAACTACAATATCATCTGAGCCTGTAAAGATACGGACTAGGGAAGGCAAAGCACCATCAATGGCTTCTGCAACTTCACCTGTAACGATTGAAGACTTACCTTCTACCTCATTCCCATAAGGTTGACGGAGATACGCTTCTAAAGCCTGTTTGCGCTGCTCTACTGTTTCACTCTCAATAAAGCCAATAGCGTCATCAATCTCAGCTTGCAGTATCGACTTCAAGTCGTTCGTTTCCATGTGCATCCTTTGGAGGGCGACCAAGTTTCGGTCTTGGTGAGGATTGTAACTCTTTTACCACATTTTCCAACATTTCGATGCGTTTTTCAAGTTCTTTTACCTTTGGGGCTAAATTTATGCCCTGCATTTGTACATACATTAAACAATCCATTTCGGTGCTGAGTTAATAGGCTTAGACCATGTTGAATGTCCTTCATCCAATCCAAGGGCTAAGTAGCGGAATGAGTCCGAGCCATGCGATGACCAATCATGCAATGGACGCTCAAAGAATATCTTACGCTTCTCATCGTAATCTCTGCGGTAATTTCTTAGACAATTTAAGCCAATCTGCACTTTTGGTACATTAAACCAACACCTTGGCAGCAATCGTCTTACCGCTTGGATGCCATCGTCTAGTCCCATTCTGGGTGCAATCTTGACTTCTAAGCCAGCTTCCTCAAGCATTTCCATTCGGCTCTTACCTGTCCCAAGTTCCCTGACCCTAACGTCATGGGGCAATATATGCTCTGCTTTGAGATAGTCATTGTCCTTAATCCACTTGACGTAGTGGTCAAGTCCTACTCCGTGATTCTCGTAGTAGTCAATCAGACGCACCTCAGTACCAACTAACTGAGCCACCCAGATAGACGTAGAGTCACCCATACCCAAATCCCAAGCAGTAAAAGTCCTACTTAACTCCTCTCTGGGAATCTCTTGCATATGCTTCTTTTCTTCGAGTTCATTGAGGATTTGCCCAAAGTATGAACCCTCAACAGCAGCGTCAAAGCTACACTCAAACTCTTGGCGGTACTTATCTTCACCCATCTCATTCTTAGCAGCCTTCAGTTCTGTGTCATCCACCACCCCTGTCTCTGAGGCTTTGAACTCTAGCAAGCCCCATCCATCCTCTGTTTTAGCCCTGTCTCGCAACTCTTTGAAGTGGTTGTGACCTTTAGGCGTACCAATAAAGAGACACCAGCCCTTCCTATCAGCTAACGCAGGTCTTACTATATCTGTCCATATCTTAGGGTTCTGGTCACCAATTTCATCAAGAATGACCCCATCAAAGTATTGACCTCGGAGTGTCTCTGGATTGTCTGAGCCAAACAACTGGATACGCCTACCCCAGAAGTCCACCCTTAGTTCTGAGATATTGCTAGTACCGCCTAGAGGCTCTGCATACTTAACAAGGTAGTCCCATGCCACCCTCTTAGCTTGTCCGTATGTAGGGGCTATATAAGCGTATCTAGGGGCTTCCTTTTGGTTGAGCAAAGCATCCTTGATTAAGTGGTTAATCGCAGAGACTGTTTTACCCATTCGCCTATGAGCAACAACAACACCAAAACGCTTACTGTCCATCAAGTCATGGATAGCAAGTTGTTGTTCTCTAGGTTTATAGGCTATCTCGATTACTTCTGCCATTGGACGCTTATCTGAATGTCTTTACCTTTTTCTCCAGTTACTTGGAGTGGTAAGACCCTACCGATTAGTCCCATGAAAGCCTGTGGGTGTGTCTCTGCCTTCTCTACGAGATAAGCAACGCCACCTGCGCCCTCTAGTGCCTCCAGTATCATCTCTCTAAGAACAGCATTGCCCTTGTCAAGACTTCCCTTCGGTCTTCCTGCGCCTTCTCGTGCGCCACCACGATATGAAATGTTTGATTGTTTTTCAATCATTGTTTGACTCCTCTAGGGTTGGTCAAGTTAGTATCTGCTCACAACGAGCAGAGTTAGTATATCACTTCATCTTGCCCATCTTACGAGCAGCTTCAGCTAAAGCAATGGCAATTCCCTGTTTAGGATTCTTTACGACTTTACCGCCCTTACCAGAGTGCAAAGTACCAGTTTTAAATTCGTGCATTACAGCACCAACTTTTTTCTGGCCTTCTTTGTTCAGTTTAGTTTTCATCATAGTGTTCACCATTTAACTTTGTTTGCCCAATATGCTGCACTCATTTTCCCCTTGGCTATATTCTCTGCGTGACGAGCCTTAAACGCTTCGTTACGCTTCGTGCCATCAGGAGAACCTTTTACACCCTGTTGACCAAAACGGATGAGTTTCACATCCTCACCAGACTTAGCCAAAACAGCGTGAGACTTGGTTGGATGGCTAGGAGTAGCTTTTGGCTTGTTATAGCCAGAAAACTGCTCTGAGCCACGTTTAATCATTTCTTTTTAGCAGTCTTAGCTGCTTGCTTGAACGCATCCGCAGTAGGTGCGCCTTTTGAGCCTACCTTACGCATACGTTCTGGGGTTTTCCCTGCGGCCTTTTGAGCCTCTATACGCTTTTTCTTTGCAGCGATGTTTGCATACAAGCCGTTCATTTTTTAGCTTTCTTTGCCATGTTCTTGGCAGTACGCTCTCCACGCATGGGCATAGGTTTAGCTTTAGTTGCTGGCTTCTTTTTGGCAGTCATGCTTGGATAAAGTCCCATCATTTGAGCCGCTTGCATATTAGTCGTTCCCATATGTATCCCCTTGTGAAATTTGCTCTGAATCATCCGTAATCGGGCCACCAGTTACCCAAGCAGTACAAGTGCGCTTAGATGCACACTTAAAGTCCCAAATCTCACAGTAGCCTAAGTCGCCAGCCTCTATGACAGCCCATGCGTCTTGCTCAGTATCACCTTTGTCTAAACCTGATTCAATGCAATCAAGTATTTTTGTGGTTTGGATAAAAGCAGCGCAGTTTCCGCAACGTGACTTTTTAGCTTGCTCTGGAGAGTTTCGCCAAACTTTAGAGATTTGTCGCCAGTAATCCATGTTGGATTCATTGGGATTCATTGGGCCATAGTTGGCTTTATCAATGGCTTTTTGGCGGTTCTCAAGATTGATTGATACGTCACCTGTGGCAACTGGACACGCTTCACCATTTTTCTCTTGGCTTTGTATCTCAATCTCAATTTTTACGGATGGCTCAAGTAATCCACTCATTTTTTAACCTCATGGAGTTTTGCAAATTTTAACAAGTTATATCATCTTGTGCAAATTCTGCATGAAATTTCTTTCTTAGTTCAATTGCAGCTTGCACAGCATCGCCTAGCAATTTGTAAGAACCAGCGTATTTTGGCAATCCATTTACATTACATTTAACCAACCATCTGCTTTTTTCGGTTGACCAGTAAACATTTTTATACCCAGATGTATTGGTTGTTCTTTTGCTTGAGTTTTGATTGTTTTGAGTGTGTGTAGCAATTCTTAAATTTTCAATTTTATTATTAGTTGGGTTTCTATCTATATGGTCAATTATCTTGCCATTATCTATATCACCATTATGTATTATCCAAACTAATCTATGTATTGCGTATGCTTTGTAATTAACTCGTACATATAAATAGTTTTTTTTACCAACCCATCCTGCTTTTTGCCCAACTTTTAGCTTGGAACATCTAACAGTTTTCCAATACAAATTTCCATTGTCATAGGAAAAAATGTCTTGCAATAGTTCTTTATTGACCATGTTGAATCTCACATGAAGCGAATCAGAAGAAGTTATGGCAGGTGGTGATTCAATCCACTTTTCCCCCGCTAAAGGTAGCCATAGCCAAATTATACTCAAAAAAAAGAGGGAACAAGTCCCTCTGGAAACTCAATGGCAACTGAGTGCGTCCATTGTGCGCTATCTGAAAAGATTTGCAAGCGTTAAATTTAAAACATCCATCTCGTCTAACTTCATAACCTTCCAAATTCTAGCCTGTCCATGTATCCCATTGAATGAACCCTGATGGCAATCCTTACACAAAGGAATACATAAGTATTGATTATGCTGAACAATATGGTGTGCATCGCTTGGAGGAGAAGCATTGCAGACCCCACAAGGCATTTCTTTAATCTTTGCCAAATGGAGTCTTTCCCTGTTATTGGGTCTGTTGTTCATCGTGCAGGGCAAGTTCTGCCTTGGTTACAGTTTCCATGACACGGAGGGCAGACTTTCTTGTTCCGCACAAAAGTAGCAAAACTTTGAGATGTATCGCCAAATGATTTCATCTTGTCAAATTCTTGAGCTATTTCCTCAAGAGTATCATTCCGTATCTTTTCGATTATTTCGTTTCTACCAACTTGGCTTGTGACCATTTGACGCTTGCGCCAGCCCATTGCTCTCTCAAATAAATTTAGTTCAGTCATACCAAACCCTTATAAAATAAACCACCAGCGACCAAAAGGCCACTAGTGAAATAACAATTAGTCGCCAAGTTTTACTCATAAGCAGCTATTTTGGCTTCATCTGCTTCTTCCAAGATGTGCTTGGAAAGACGCATACAACCCTCAATTTCTAATTCTTTAAATTGAGCATCAGTAAAGATTCCCATGACATTGCGCCCTTCAAACCAGACCTCATCAATGTTCTCGTTGTAAGTGCCTTCTTCGTCACGCTCACAACTCATCACGACAGTAACAATTACAGAGCCTTCACCAGTTGTTGTGTCAAATTCGTATTTCATTTTGTAGTCCTTAAAAGTACCCTTGCGAATTGCTTGGGCTGACGTTAGTATAGCAAACTAAACAAAGTATTTACTAGGTGTTTATACCTACTCTGTGGTTTTTACGCCAAGTCTTTCACTTGCTTGCTCAGACCGCCATATATCGGCCTTCATTTGGGCAGCAATCATCATGTATTTCAGAGTTTCCTCACGAATGGTAGCCTCTTGTAAGCCTCTTAATAATTCTTCGTACTCTGGGTGAGCATAAGCCTCACGCTCTTGTGCTACACCAGAATCTATGCCTCTAGCCATAGCCTCTTTCATCAGCAAAGATTTTTTTGTACGCAAGTAATTTTCTATAAAAACCCTTTGAGCCTTTGCCTCGGCAAATTTGCATGAATTTTCAATAATAAATTCGATGGCTTTGTAGGGTGCTTTCACTTGACTACTCCAATCATTCGTAGAGCCGCTTCTGGGCAATCTATTCTCGCCAAGGTACTACCTGACCAATTCTCGAAAAAGTCGGCTTGTAGCTTCGTTAAACGCTTTTTAGAGTCCGTTTTAATCTCCACCAGAAAGGTGTGACCCTTGTAGCCAACCAGCAGGTCAACTGGTAAGCCAATAATCCAGACGTATGCACCTGCTGCCC